ATTTTTTTTGCTCGTCAATGACACAAAACGTGGCAGAAGCCGTCGCATGACAAGGAGGTGAGAAAAGGAATGGAATGTTTGAAAGAGAGAGGAAATGAAGAAGAGCATTATGCACACGCAAGGCCAAGAGGCACAGATTCCGCAAAAGTGATACAGGTGATAGAGACGATAGCGTTGCGAGGTTCAGGTAGTAGCCAGGAAGATCCTGTGCGCCGTGTCAAGCAGTATTGGAGCTTAGACGGAGAAATGCTTGCTGAGAAGGATATGCTCATAAAAGAAAATGAGTAGCGCACTACTCATCAGATTTCTTTTTATCCTGCATATCATCGTTGAGATTATTGATCTCATCAAACAGAAGCTGTTGCTCATGGCGATCGATGTACCACTTATCAACAAAGAACTCGATAACCTTAATGAGCTTTTCAGCGTCGCCGGGTTCGATATCAATGATTGTGTTGATATCAGCTTCAGGGTGGGCACCGATATTGCCGATTTGTCTAAGGCTATGAAGTACTTTTTTCTGTGTAGAAGGAATAATAGTGTCGAGACTTTCGATTTCCTTGTAAAGCGTTGCTTCGGTAATGCCCCAGAAGTCGCGAATCATAGTTTGTAGACACCTGCGAGATAAAGTGGCGGATGCTTTAGGACTGAGATTAACGATAGCGCAGGCTTCGCTATAGTCCTGTCGTATGGACTCCGGAACATAATCAGGGAATTGTATTGCGGAAGATAGCGGGCGCAGTTGTGAATTTATATCAAGAACCTGTTTACCAAAGCCTTGAGCACGCACTATATATTCGTTGCAATTTGGGCATTTGTAGAATGAAATATTTATGCCGCTGTTGTCAGCAGCTTCGTAAGGTTTAGGCGGATCGAAATAGGCCTTGCATTCTCGGAGAGTATCTCTGGTCAAAGGAAAAACAGAATTACAATATGGACATTTGAATCCGGTCATTTATTATCACCGTCCTTTCCACCGTATTTTATCATATGTGGTCGGGCGGGACGAGAAAGGAGGACACTATGCAGGTATTAACACAGACAGAGACTGCGGAGCTTCTGCGAATTAGCAAGACTACGTTGTGGAGGCTGCGGAAAAAAGGGGAGATTAAGGGGTTTAATGTTGGAGCGCAGGTGTTTTTTACCGATGATGAGATAAAGTTGTACATCGAGAGGCAGATGCAGAAAGGAGAGTCGGCATGACGAATAGAGAGAAATACCTAGATGAAATTCTGTCGGCAATGTCGTGGGGAAAATTCAGCGGAGAAATAGATCACTGCCAGAACCACAAATGTGACGACTGCGATTTTGAAACCGGACAGCGTTCTTGCAGGAAAGAGGCAACGGCATGGCTGCAAGCCGAAGCTGTCGAGGAGCCGGAAGTCGTCGACTGGAGTAAGGTGCCGGTGGATACGCCGATATATGTCAGGGATCGTAAAAGCGCCCCATGGAAACCACGGCATTTTGCAGGTATTACAGGCAAGAATGTACAGGCCTGGCATGACGGAACGACAAGCTGGAGCAGCGGCGGTAGCGCATCGAGTTGGAAATATGCGAAACTGGCAAAGGAGGACAAGAGATGACAAGCATAGCACTGGTGATAATATTCGCGGCCATTATCGGGTATGCGAGGGAGGTGATGAATGATGAGCCGTCAGACGAATGAACAACTTGAAACGGTGATAAGGGTTTGCGTCAGGAGAATGGTGAGGGCGCGCCAAGCCATTATGTTTGGAGGGATATCCAGAGAAGCCGTAGATAAGATGATACAGGAAGAAACAATCAGGACTATCCGTAGATATGAATCAATGCCTGAGGGGCAGTTTTATCTTGCAGGTGCTTTCGATGAACTATTGGATAATTCAGAAGTTGCGAGAGCAAGTAAGACAAATCTTTAAAGAAAAGCACCCATCCAAAACGGAATAGGCGCTAATCAAATCAACCAATTACAGTATACGAAATCTGAAAGGAGAAATCAAGAGGATGAAACAGAGTTTATATGAGCTTACAGGCGATTTTCTGAGCCTGATGAACATGTTATACGACGAAGACGTGGACGAGGAGTCCTTGCTGGACGCCTGCGAACACATTGAGGGACAAATTGAAGACAAGGCTGACGGATATGCCAAAATCATAAAAAGCATGGAAAGCAATGTCGCCGGGATAAAGGCGGAGGAAAAACGGCTGAGGGATAGACGAACGGCGCTGGAGAATCGTGCAGAAATTTTAAAGCATAACCTTGAAGGGACCATGAGGGCCATGGGGAAGACGAAATTCAAGACCGATTTGTTCAGCTTCGGTATCCGTAAAAATCCGGCGTCTGTCCAGATCAATGACCCGGAAGCATTCGTGAAGCGGTGCCAGGAGGATGGCAGAGACGACCTCTTGCGATTCAAGGATCCGGAAATTGATAAAACCGCGGTCAAGAATGCGATACTTAAAGACGGCGAAGTTATAGAGGGTGCCGAAGTTGTGCAGACTGAGGGCCTTCAGATAAGGTAAGGAGGTAGCTTATGGGACTTCCGGTAATGATAATAGGTAAATCAGGCTCTGGGAAGACAACGAGTCTTCGGAATTTCGGAGAGGACGAGGTGTATCTTATAAAGGTGTTGGGAAAACCTCTGCCATTTCGAAAGCAGTTCAAGAGCACATTTCAGACAGATGATTATCAGGCAATCCTTAAGGCACTGGTAAAAACGCCGAAAAAGACCATAGTTATAGACGATGCTGGGTACCTGATAACAAACCATTTCATGAACAATCACTCCTCGACCGGTGGAGGAAATGGAGTCTTTACCCTGTATAACGAAATCGGGGACCGTTTCTGGAGGCTGGTAGAGTATGTCATAAATAAATTGCCAGAAGATAAAATAGTATATTTCATGATGCACGAGGATAAGAACGATGCTGGGGACATCAAGCCCAAGACCATTGGAAAGCTATTGGATGAAAAGGTGTGCCTGGAGGGGATGTTTACGATCGTGCTTCGCTGCATGACAGATACCGATAAGCACATATTCAGGACTAAGACAAACGGGGCTGATGTGACCAAGGCACCAATTGGAATGTTCGAGGATGACGAGATAAACAATGACCTGAAGGCGGTAGATGGAACGATAAGAAGTTATTACGGATTCAACAAGGAGGAAAAAACAAATGGAAAAGCCTAAGGATTTTGACACAGCGAAAGCTACAGGAGAATATAAGCCACTCCCTGCGGGGGGATACGTCTGCGTGATAATTGGCGTTGATGAAACCATGAGTAAAACCGGGAAGAAGATGCTGAAGATTGCTCTGGATATCGCGGAGGGCGATGAAAAAGGCCGGTTCATGGAGCAGTACAAAGCCGACACAAGGGAATTTAAGAAATGGCCAGCGAGTGCAGTGGTATATCAGCTGGTCTATGACAATGATGGGAATACCCACGGGAGATTTAAGCAGTTTACCAATTCCGTTGTAGATTCCAATGCCGGTTTTGAAATACAGTGGGGCAAGGGATTCGGAGCATGCTTTAAGGACAAGCTGGTTGGTGCACTGTTTGGAAGAGAACAGTATGAAAGTCAACAGGACGGAAAACTTAGGTGGAGTACGAAGCCACAGTTTTTCAAGACTGTAGAGGATATCCGTTCAGGAAATTTCAAGGTACCGGATGACAAACCTCTTGCAGGAAAAAAAGAAGCTGATATCCCAGAAGGGTTTTCTGAGGTAAAGGATGAGGACATCCCGTTCTAGGTGACCGCATGAGATATACACCATTTGAAATCGAAAAAATGATGGACAGCATGGTGGTATTGGTGGATACCAGGGAACATCCAAATCCTAGATTCGAAAAGCGGGTGGCCGATTTTGGCTGCCCGTGGGAGCGGGTAAAGCTCAATTTTGGGGATTATAGCTGTAAATATATCGATATCGGTGGCAATGAGGTGTCCCTGGCGAGCAGCGTGGCGATCGAGCGGAAGCAAGACGGTAATGAGCTCGCCATGTGTTTCGGTAAAGAACGGAAACGATTTGAGCGTGAATTTATACGGGCAAAGGAATCCGGGGCAGTAATATATCTGCTGGTCGAGGATGAATGTTGGGAGTCGCTATATGCCGGCAAGTATGGAAAAAATCCGAGATTTAGAAGTAAGCTAAATCCCCGGTCGCTTGTCGGCAGTATACACGCCTGGCAGTCCAGATATCGCATGAATCTGCAATTCTGTGAGCCAGATACTACAGGGATCCTCATCGCTGATATCTTGAAATATGAATTAAGGGAGAGGCTTGAAAATGAATGAGATCGCAAAGAAAATAACTGAAAACCTGCGGCTCCAAGATGTAATGGAGTTTTACGGTGTGCAGTTTAATAGCCGCGGGTTCGCCAAGTGCCCATTCCATGCAGAAAAAACAGCCAGCCTTTCCATAAAGAATGAGCATTATAAATGCTTTGGATGCGGGGCATATGGCAGCGTTATAGATTTCGTGATGAACTATTACGGCCTGAAGTTTATGCAGGCTGTGGTAAAGCTGGACAGCGATTTTCATCTGGGAATCGTCAACGGAAAAAGACCTACATATCGAGAAAACGCCGAGAGGGCTACTCAAGCCGTTATAGAGCGAGCATATAAGAAATGGCAGGAAGAACTCCACCAAAACTATTTAACCGTCTGTATAATGCGTAGAGCGCTTTACGGCATGTATCTGAACGGCGAGGAACAGTATGGTGAGATGATAGAGCGCTTTGACATGTTGCTCGATGATTTTACTGGAGAGGGGGCGCGTGCATGGCAGATGGCGATAACACCATATACACCAGAGAATATTTCTTAGAGAGCACAGGGCCCTATGAGGAACTCTATAGCATAGAAAGCTCCTTTGAGCGAGAAAGGCAGCTTACGAAAATGGCCGGCATCGCCGGCAAGTGCGGCGTTCGGAATTTCAAGGCGCTGTTTGCGAAATACTGCAAATCAGTTGCGGAGGCTGCCAATAAGAATTATGCGGAGAACGTATCCAACTTTACGGGACAAGAACTGGAGCTGAATACCGGGACCTGGAAGGCGGACGATTTAGGGATAACCAGATTTGGGGTCCGTGGATTCGAGGAAGTGGCCTGCGTTCATCCGATAATGCCGGTTGAGCGGCTGGTGAACATTGATACCGGCATAGAAAAAATCCGGCTTGCGTACTGCAAGGGCGGCCTATGGCGCAGCATGATATTTAACAGGAGCCAGCTGGCCAACTCGCGGTCTATCGTGGGGCTTTCGGATTACGGAATAGCGGTAACATCAGAAAACGCAAAGTACCTGGTGCAGTACATATACGATACGGAAAACCTAAATTATGGCATAATCCCGGAACACAATTCAGTGTCCCGCCTGGGCTGGATTGGCCAAAGCGACTTTTCTCCATATGTCGATAACCTGATTTTCGACGGCGAGATATCGTTTCAGCATTTTTATAACTCCGTATCGCAGAAGGGCAGCCCGGTAAAGTGGATAGAGTTCGTCAAGGACATCCGCAAGGAAAATAATATACCCACCAAGATTGTACTGGCGGCCTCATTTGCCTCCGTGCTGGTGGAGCCGTGCAACTGTTTGCCGTTTTTCGTTCATTTGTGGAATGGATCCGGAAACGGCAAGACAGTGGCGCTCATGCTTGCGGCATCCGTATGGGCAAACCCGAAGGTGGGGGAGTATATCCATACGTTCAACGCCACAGATGTCGGGCAGGAACTCTCGGCGGGATTTGTAAATTCTCTGCCGCTGATATTGGACGAGCTGCAGATCCAGAAAACTGACCGTAAGGATTTCGACAAGATTATCTATAAGCTGTCTGAGGGAGCAGGACGAACGCGTGGAGCCAAGACAGGCGGGCTTCAGAAATCACAGACATGGAGAAACTGCATCCTTACGAACGGAGAAACCCCAATAACGTCGGCGCATTCTGGATCCGGGGCCATGAACAGGATCATAGAGATAAACACCGAGGGGACACAGTTTTTCAAGAGCGCTAAGAAAACGGCAGATTTTGTCGCTACGCATTACGGACACGCCGGGAAGATGTTTGTGCAGGAGCTCATGAAACCGGAAAATATGGAATTGGCGAAAAAGCTACAAAGCGACTTCTTTGAAAAACTGTCAGGAAAGGACATAACCGAAAAACAGACATTGGCGGCAAGCCTGATCTTGACAGCGGACGCCTTGACGGACATGTTGATTTTCCAGGACGGAAATGGTCTGACGGTAGACGAGGTTACGCAGTTTCTGGCTACCCATGGAGAGGTCTCATCCGATATGAGGGCGTATGAGTGGTTGCTGGACTGGATCGCACAGAACAATCAGAAGTTTATCGCATCGGATAATGTTCCAGAGGTGTGGGGAAAAAAGGACATCGATAAGATATCCATAATCCGGAGCGTATTCAACAAGGCTTGCGCAGACAACGGATATAATCCATCTTCGTTTCTCAGCTGGCTCAAACGACATAAGATGATTGAGGCAGAGGGGAAGGGGTACACGAAGCGGATTCGTCTTAATGGAATGAAATGCCAGTGTGTGATTTTGAAAACAAACATAATCCCCGAAATGGGATTTGTGGAAGTGCCCGAAGGATTCCAGGAAACGACCGAAGAAGAGCAAATTCAGTTTTGATATGAAAATAGTACAAATCGGAATAAAACGCGGATTTTGGTTCGGACTCCGGACGATGAAAAACGCTGTAATCCATTGAAATGACTTTGTTGTAGCGATTTCGACTTTGTCCGAACTTTTTCCTGTTTGCAGATGTGTTTATTATTTAGAGATATATACAGCCTCAAAACTGATATGTGTATATATTTCTCCCCTATAGGGAGTAAAAAAACGGTTCGGACGTTCGGACACTCTTTATAAACATTGAAATTTCAACATTTATCCGTCCGAACCAGCAATGCGGACACGATTCGGACAGTGCGGACAAGGAGAAGATTATGAAAATACAGTTGGACGATAAGCATTAACGCGAAGTAATGGGATGGAGGTGCAATATTGAGTCTGATTGATATGTATGTGAGAGATAAATATACGGGCAAAATCCATAAGATCGGCACTGATCCGCATGATTCAATATGGGTTAGTAGCGAAGGAATAGTGCATTATATGAACCTGCAAAACGGTGATGGTGCCTCCGGAGACGGCTTTAGCGATCAGGATGGGTATGCGTTTGTGCCAAGTGACTGTGGAGAGGTTGATGATGGAGATCGCTATAGGATGTTTGTCTGTGGCAACTTGAAGGATTATTCCGATGATGAATTAAGGCATGACTTAAAGCTTGCGGATGAATTTATTAAAAGGGCGAGAGGCAGAGATGAAAAAATACGCAGACAGGATACGTGAGTATGAAATGAGAAAAACCATGTTGATTGTTACCTGTAAGGATTCTGCGACGCTGGAGAAGGAACTTAAACGGTTGGCAAAGGAGTTAAAGATATGAGACTATACATGGCCGTAACAAACGACAGATACGAGCTGCCGTGCGCCATTACAGACACGGTCGCCAAGATGGCAGCGATATATGGAACATACGAATCGAACGTGTTTCAAATGCTACGAGATAACAAGCCGTATAGAAAAAAGGGCGTAAGATTTGTAAGAGTGGAGGTGTGGGATGGTTAAAGCAGACAGAGAAACAATAGCACGATTCTGCAAAACGCAAGAAATATGCATGGATTGCGTGCTGTTTGGCGAAGCGTATACATGCCGGAGCCCTGAAAGCATGACAAACGATGAAGTCGAGGCGGCGTGCGAGTTGATTTACGATAATCAGCCATTACCATCCCAAGAGGCCAAAGCAGATATCGGAAAACCGAGATTATCGCTGGTCCCGTCGCAGATTATACGGGACATCGCCAGGGTGCGGGAATACGGAAACGATAAATACGGCGACCCAGAGAACTGGAAAACAGTTGAGCCGGAAAGATACCGGGATGCGGCCTATAGACATCTTCTGGCGTATATCGATAGCCCTGCCGGCATCGATGAAGAAAGCGGGCTTCCGCATCTGTGGCATCTGGCCTGTAACATAGCCTTCTTATGTGAGATGGAGAAAGGGGCAAAGCATGAAAGATAACATAATCCGCGCAGCCGTTACCGTATTCGTCGCTATAGCAGTGGTAACTGCCTTCTGGATCGGGCTAGGAGTAGGTTCCCGGCCCGTGGAGGTGGCAGCACCGGAGCCGGCGGAAAGGAGAATGAATGAACAGATGTCCAAAGTGCGGAAGACCGCTTGTGAGTAATATATATTGGAGCTGCGGAAGGGTGTATGTTGAATGGTATTGCTTTAGATGTGGCAGGGCTAACTGCAGTTGCACAACATATAGCACAAGCAACACGGAATTAAGCAAGGAGGAAAGAAGTGACATCTCAGGAAGCAATCAAATATTTAGAAATAACCAGAAGATGTACCAGTGATGATAGTGTCGGTGAGCTACAGAAGCAGATGTATTCCGTAGCGATAGAGGCGCTAGAGAAGCAGATAGCGGAGGAAGAAAAATGAAAGGGCGAATCATAGTAGACATCGAAGAAATTCCAGAAGACTGTTACCAATGCGACCAACCTGATGAATATGGGTATTGTCATTGGGTAGGGAAGTATATAGACCATTGCGGTGAAATCGGTAAAAAGCATCCGCTTTGTCCGATAGAGCCGTGGGAAGGAGGAAAAATAATGGACGCAGTTGAATATTTGAAAGCTAAGGCAAGAATGACAGAAAAAGGTGCTAGTTACGCATGTAATATATTTTGCGAAAATTGCCCGATAGGCATTGAGAACAATAGAACGGATATGAATTGCAAAAGATTTGAAGCGTATTATCCCGAGAGGGCTGTCGAAATTGTTGAAAAATGGGCGGCGGAACATCCAAAGAAGACAAGGCAGTCGGAGTTTCTGAAGATGTTTCCGAGGGTGATAACAGATGATGAGGGCGTAATTTACATGGATCCTTGCGATGTTGATACGAGCTACGAGAATGAAAACGGGTGCGGCAACATAGCGTGCTGTGACTGTAAAAAAGAATACTGGCTTACAGAGGTGGAATGATGAAGATGGTAAAAATAGAATACTATGCAGAAGCGCATATTTCTTGCCCGGGTGAAATTTTTATTGATAAAGATTATTCGGAGGAAGAAATTATCCAAAAGATTGTTGATGATTTAATTGAGTTGGGGCGTTTGAATATAGAATATGTTGAAACTCTTTCTGATGAGGAGGTGGATTGATGATTATCGGCGGAACCAGAGCAGAAATTGATTTTTCGAGGAAATACTGGGCCAGATGTAAATTTAACAGGCAATGCTATTCGCGCAGACAGGCCGGGGACTGTGGATGCATGGTATTTGATGTTTTGTTCAATAAAGTGGGGAACAAGGAGGTAAAAAAAGATAATGATTAACCTACGAGAAGACACCAGTTTAATAGTCTGCGCCGTCCGGTACGCACTGGGACGGGAGTCGTACATATCGCACACGGTTCCGGCAGAGGTGAAGTTGATACTGCCGCAGGTTACAGACGGGATATTGGCCGCGCTGAGAAACGATGTATCCGACTGGTTAGTGCGCCACCAAGATAACTGGACAGCCAAGGACTGGGAGAGGCTGTATGAGGCGGTTGTAAAGGAACAGGAGAAGCGAAAGTGAGAGATTATAGACTTAAAAGCAGCGGCTTGCCACCGCATGTATACACACAGGTGATGGCTATAGTCAGGGGATATGATGCTATGCGGGACGAATACGACGCCATATTACAGGAGTCGCCGGCGCCGCCTGACGGGCAGCCGAGGGGCAGCATAAATCCTGATACCACATCACGAGAAGCCGTAAGACGGGCGGACTTATCGAGCAAGCTGGAAGCCGTTGAGCAGTCCATACTGTGTGTGCCGGACGAATACCGACAGGCGGTATGGGATAATGTGGTATATGGAATCCCATATCCCAGAGGAGCAGACAGGACCACGTACTGGCGACACAAAGCCCGCTTTTTTAGACGGGTCGCATTAGAAATGTGTTGGATTTAGAAAAATATGACAAAAATTTGCAACATGGGGGCAATGATTGCAACATCGGGGCAATGATTTTATGATATTATGGTAGTGTGAAAAACTGAAGGTGATAGGTAATGCTTTCAACCTTGTCCTCCTTTGTTACGAATATTACAGATTAAAAGTTCTCGTTGCAGAAAATCTTTTGATCTGTAATATTGATTTGAAAAAGTGCTTGAAAATCAGATTAAAATGTAGTAACATACAAATGTGCGTTTTTTACACAATCAAAAAATGGAACCACCGAAAGGGCGTTCGGTGGTCACGGATTATTAGTATTAAAGCAGAGGTCGCACGAATATGATGTACAACAGTATAAGCTCTGCTGTTGGAAGAATGAGTTTGCACCACACATTCAATAACACTGATAACCATTTTTCTGTCTGGAATTTTTTCTTCATGTTTACCGCCTTTCGTATTACATTTATGATGTGTCGAGTTGCAAAGGCGTACATATAGAAAACTTTCCGCATATAATTATACACAAAAAACGCACCATGTAAATACGTTTGAAAATTGTATTCAGTATACAAATAAAGAGACGGCAAGCACCGTCTCTTTTTATATATCCGAAAGCTGACTGAGAGGTGGTGGTGTGGCAGGCTACGATAACATAAAAGATTATGGATTTGACAAACGAACAGCGGGAGAACAGCGGGAAATCGCAATAAAAGGCGGAAAGGCATCAGGAAAAGCCAGGCGCCGGAAAGCCGATTTCCGAAAAACGCTGAACCTGCTGCTCACTGTTGAGATAGACGATCCCGAGATAACGCCGGTGCTTGACGCCCTGGGAATCGACAGCACTCTTGAGTCTGCCATGTTGATGGCGCAGATCAGAGAAGCGCTGGCTGGCAGCACAAAGGCTGCGTATTTTGTGGCGCAGTACGCGGGCCAAAATGGAAGACCTGACGAGGAACGGGAAAATCTGAAAGCCGATACCGAATTGAAACGAGCGAGAAAGCAGGCGGTCACGGGCGAGAATGAAACAGATGAGGCCCTTGAAAAGCTGGATGAGATATTGCGGGGAGTGCGTGAAAATGCAGATGACGGAAAAGCAGAATGAATATATCAGAAATGCCAATAAGCGCTGGAATATTAAAAGTGGCGCGGTCCGTTCCGGAAAGTCGTTTGTTGATACCGCATTTATCATTCCGCAGCGGATCCGGCAGCGAGCCAGCAAGAGCGGGCTCGTCGTCATCTTGGGAGTGTCACGCGACACCATAGAGCGAAATGTGCTGCAGCCGATGAGGGAAATCTACACGGATAAACTCGTCGGCACGATAAACAGCCGTAATATCGCAAGAGTGTGTGGAGAGGACGTGTATTGCCTGGGCGCGGAGAAAGTGAGCCAGGTGGCGAAGATACAGGGGGCCAGCATAAAGTACGCATACGGTGATGAGGTAGCTAAGTGGAACAAGGAAGTTTTTGAAATGCTTAAATCGAGGCTGGATAAGCCGTATAGCTGTTTCGACGGCTCCTGCAATCCGGAGCATCCGACTCACTGGTTTAAAGACTTCCTGGAATCCGATGCCGATATTTACTCGCAGCACTATCGGATTTTCGACAACCCCCATCTTGCCCCGGAGTTTACAGAAAACCTCTGCCGGGAATATGGGGGAACGGTGTTCTACGATCGCTACATTGAGGGCCTTTGGAAACGGGCAGAAGGCGCGATATACCGGAAGTTTGCTGATGATCCGGAAGGCTTTACGGTAGATATCGGAGACAAAGAGAAAAAACAGATAGATAAAATTATCGCCGGTATTGACTTTGGCGGAAACCAGTCGGGGCACGCGTTTGTAGCAACCGGCTTTATCGAACATGAAAAAGTGATCCCGTTGATGTCCCGGCGGATAATGCAAAAGGATTATGACCGGCCGATAGACAGCAGCACGCTGGACAGCATGGTGTGCGAGTTCATCGAGAATGTGCAGGGAAAGTACGGGGTGGTAGACGAGCTGTATTGGGACAACGCCGAAACAGTCCTTGGCAATACCATCAGGAACGCCGTGGAAAAACATTATCCTCACGTTATCGTGAGACCGGCGAAGAAAATACGGATAAAAGATAGGATAAACTGTACCGTCAGGCTTATGGGAGCCGGGCGGTTTTTTATCACTAAAGATTGTGAGAGCCTGTCAAAGGCCTTCCAGGAGGCTGTGTGGGACAGCAAGACAGATGAGAGGCTGGATGATGGCAGCAGTGATATAGACAGTCTGGACGCGTTCGAATACACGATAGAGCGTGATATCAGGCATCTCATAGAGTGAGGTTTAGAGGATGTTTGAGAGTATCAAAACTCTTTGGAGGACATTGAAAGCGATGTTTACAGAATCAGACATAAAGAGAATAGTCGGCGGGGATATTGAACTTACAAAGGACTTGGTCGAAGGCATAGAGCTTTGGGATGCCATGTTAAACGGCAGAGCGCCGTGGAATGATCGCGCACCGTCATTCGGTATAGAAGGCGGGATCTGTCGTGAGTTTGCGGACATAGCCATCAATGAGATGGATGCGAAGGTTGATAACGAACGACTTGACGCGTTTTTTCAGAAGTCGATCAAGGATCTGAATGAGAATCTTCAGGAGGGGCTTGCCCTCGGGGCGTTCATAATCAAGCCGATGAAGGGCGGGAAAGTAGAGTATGTGACCGCAAAAGATTTCATCCCTGTAAGATTTGACAATAATAAGCTGACGGATTGTATTCTGATCGAGCGTAAAAAGCTGGATACAGGTAAATATTTTTTTCGAACCGAGCGGCATACACTTACTGAGCAGGGATTACGGATAGAAAACAAAGCGTACTTCAGCGCTTCTGCTGCGAGCATAGGCACACAGACATGCTTGACGGATATTCCTGAATGGGCGAACTATCCAGAGGCGATTATATATCCAGGCATGGATAAAATGGATTTTGGGTTTTACAAGAATCCGCTCAAAAACCGCATAGATGGAACGGCCTGCGGTGTGTCGATATATTCCGGTGCCGCAGTTGACAGGATCCGTAAAGCAGACATACAGGCGGCGCGGTATGACTGGGAGTATGAGTCCGGAGAGAGGGCTATACACGTTGACGAGAGAGCCTTGAAGAAAGATCATAGGGGAAATGTCCGCGTAGACAATTTAGACAAACGCTTGTATCGAGGCTTGAATATTGACGCTGAGAAAGGCGACCTCTTTAAAGAATATTCTCCGGAGATGCGAGACGAGTCATTCAACCGTGGCCTCGAAAGCTATTTGCGCCAGATAGAGTTTATCGTCGGTCTCGCATACGGCGATCTTTCGGATGCGCAGTATGTTGACAAGACAGCCACAGAGATAAAAGCCGCAAAGCAGCGCAAGTATAACAGAGTGTCGGCTATACAGGAAAATCTCAAGGAGTGCTTAACTGATTTGGTGGACGCCATTGCGTTCTATAACGCCATGTATACTACCGGATATACATTCTCCTGTTCGTTCAATGACTCTATCCTTACGGATGAAGAAGCCGAGAGAAATCAGGACAGACAAGACGTGTCCATGGGCGTTCAGAGCCTTGCGGAATATCGTGCAAAATGGTATGGCGAGGATCTGGAAACCGCAGCTGCGAACCTACCTGAACAAAGCGGATCTGTGCTGGACAATTTGAACCTGAGGTAACAGATGAGCTATAAAGATAAATACGTAGACGCCATAGAGGGACAATTTTACGATCTAGAAAACAGGATCATGGCGGATATAATACGCAGGATCAAGAAAACCGGCGAGATAACCAGCACGGCAGATTGGCAGATAGGCAGGCTGCAGGCGTTGGGCTATTCCTCAGAGGAAATCGAGAGCATGATCATGAAAGCTCTCAACGCCACATGGCCGGAAATGTTCGAGCTTTACGACAAAGTTATCGACTGGGAATATGTCAGAAATAAAAAGCCGTACGAACAGATCAATGCGGAGTATATACCGTACGAAGATAACGAACAGCTGCGACAGTGGACTGAAGCCGCCAAAGCGCAGACTGCGGGTACGCTGCAAAATCTCACGCAGACTATGGGCGTTGTTGAACAGATCAACGGGCAGTTGACTTTCCTGCCGCTGACAGAGTTCTATCAGAGAACCATCGATGCGGCGATATTGGATATTACATCCGGAGCATTTGACTATAATTCGGTTTTAAAGAGAACAGTGAATACGCTGACCCGCAGTGGGATCCGCACGATAGATTATGCAAGTGGTTATTCAAGCAGGATCGCGGTCGCGGCAAGACGTGCGGTTATGACCGGTATAACGCAGATGACCGGCCGTGTTACGGACTATAATGCCGAGAAGCTGGGGGCTGAATACTTCGAGGTTGCTTGGCATGCCAATGCAAGACCTTCGCATCGTTCCTGGCAAGGCAAAGTATGGTCAAAGGAACAACTTGTTACTGTATGCGGTTTAGGATCCGTAACAGGTTTATGCGGTGTTAATTGCTATCATGAATATTATCCGTTCTTCCCAGGGCTGTCCGAGAGGAATTGGACAGACGAATGGCTCAAAGAGCAGAATGCCAAAGAGGATACGCCGAGAACATGGAGGGGCAAGGAATACACGGCATATGAAGCTACGCAGAAGCAGCGACAGATGGAGACATCCATGAGGGCACAGCGCCAGAAGGTACGCTGCCTGGAAGAAGGAGGGGCAGATCCGGAGGATATTGTTATTGCAAAAGCCAGATATCAGGGGCAGCTGCAGGAGTATAAGCGGTTTTGCAGTGATATGGATCTCACTCCTCAGATGGAGAGAGTTTATATTGATGGTTTAGGAAGAGTGGCACCGGGGCAAGGGGCATACGAAAAATTTATTTTAGCCAAGAAAAAAGGCGGGGAATCTTCCGGCCCTATGTTCTCAAGAGATTATTTTGCTTTTACAGAATCCAAAGACTTGTCTGAGGCAATTAAATATGCGAAAGAGAAGCTTAATATCGAACATGTTTTTTATAAAAACATAGATGTTCGTACAGCGAATGACATAAACAAAGCAATAGCAGACGGGCTGAGCTACGCTCCTGAAATATCTGATAGGCTTAGGTTTATTGGATCAACACAATTACGAAACACAGAGCTTCGTAAAGAATTGACAAAGGCGCTCGATCAAGATTTGAGGGCGATGTATCCGGGGCGTAACGAAGAGTATTATAAGACATGGTCTAAAAAACTCGTAGGCAAGCTCGTTAAACCGGTTAAGTCAAATAATTTTGCCACTGCTTTTTCAACAACGCGCATGCAAGGTTACACAGCTGCAGAAAGTGTGATCAATGCATATGCAGGAATAGGCGTAAATGCAAGTTTTGGAGCCGATTATGAGCAGTTCTTGAAATTTGTCAAAGCAAATGTAGAATCTGGATTTCATCCTCAAGGCACCGGCACGGTTAAGGCTATATTCGATCATGAGGTAGGGCATCATTTAGATTACGCATTTGGATTAAGATATAATGCCGAAATAAAAAAATTGTATAATAGCCTTGATAAAAAGGCGGTGTCTGAGGGACTGTCCGAGTATGCCAATAAAAATATTGCGGAATTTATAGCGGAAGGGTATACTGAATATAAGAATAACCCACATCCGCGCGAAATTGCGGCTCAGATAGGGAGTATTATAGAACGAATTGTTAAAGAAAGGCAATCAAAATGACCAAGCAGGAATTTGAAAAGGAATTAAAAGAGCTTGATCCTGACGAGGAAGAGATGGCGTGGGTTCGTGAAGCGTTGGAACTTGCAAATGAGCCTGACGCTCCGCGCTCTCCATTTACCTATGAGTCAATTCTACAGGGCGTTCAGGAAATGCGATATTGATTATAGAGAACGTACTCGGGTGACCTTCGGGACCCGGGTCTTTTATATGATACCTAAGACCAGTCAAAACGGCTGGTCTTTTGTTATACAAAAAATTAGCTATGCTGTAGGCGTACGAGTGCAGCACACCGAGCCAAGAAACAGGCGTAAAAAATCGTAGGTGAGAAAGGAAAAACATGAAAAGAGAATTTTTAGAAGGGCTTAGTCTGGAGAAGGAAGTTATCGATCAGATCATGGCTGAGAATGGCAAAGATATCGAAGCAGAAAAGGCAAAGGCCGCTGCTATAGAGGCTGACCGTGACAAGTATAAGGAACAGCTTGACACGGCGACGGCGGAGCTTGAAAAGTTCAGTGACGTAAAGCCGGAAGAGTTGCAGGCGACCATAGAGAAACTGCAGCAAGGCCTTAAGGCAAAAGACGAGGAGTATGCCGCCAAGGAAGCGAATCGCGTTTTCAGAGATGCCGTAAGGGATGCCATAACGGCAGCAGGCGGCAAGAATGAGAGGGCGGTAATGGCACTGCTTGATCTGGATACCCTTAAAGGCAGCAAGAATCAGAAAGACGATATCAAGACGGCTCTTGAGGAAGTTAAGAAGGATAACGACTATCTTTTTAAGAGTAGTGAACCAATCGACAACCCAGGTCCGACGGGTCCGACAGGAGGCGGCGGAGCAGGAGATAGTTCTTCTGCACTCAGGGCAGCAATGGGACTGCCGGAAGAAAAATAGGAGGTAAATAATGGCGAATAGTATAACTTTAGCAAAAAATTATGTTGGACTTCTGGACGAAGTGTATAAAAAGGCGGCGCTTACGTCCGTGCTTGCGAGTGACCCGAGCACTGCAAGACAGGGCGCAAACGCAAATGAGATCATGATACCAAAGCTGGACATGGATGGCCTCGCGAACTACTCCAGAAACAGCGGGTACGTTAAAGGTAACGTAAAGTTTACCTGGGAGACCGTGAAGTTTAACTACGACAGAGGCAGACTGTTCGAGGTTGACAGCATGGACAATAAGGAAACTATCCAGCTGGCCTTCGGAAAGCTCGCGGCCGAGTTTGTAAGAACGAAGGTGGCTCCGGAGGACGACGCATTTACGTTCGCGACGCTTGCGGGAATCGAAGGGATATCCAAAGTATCCGCCGGTGCGACCTTGTCTGATGGCGCGGCTGTAATGGCTGCGGTAAAGGGCGGCATTGACGCGATGGATGAGGATGAAGTTCCTGACGAGAACAGATATCTGTTTATTACGCCGACAAACCTTACGGCGATCAAGGCAATGGACACGACGAAGTCCAGAGAACTGCTTGACGGTTTTACACAGATCATAAAGGTGCCGCAGAGCAGATTCTACACGGCCATAGACCTGCTTGACGGCGAAGACCATACGGGCTCCGAAGGCGCAGATGAATCAATCGGCGGCTTTGAGAAGGCTTCCACTGGTAAGGACATCAACTTCATGATCGTCCATAAGCCTGCCGTGCTGAAGTACTGGAAGCAGACTGCGGGAAATATTATCACGCCTGAGGCCAACCAGCACGCGGACGGATATATGCAGAAGTACAGAAAGTATGGTCTGGTGGATGCTTACGAGAACAAGCTCGCCGGAATTTACCTGCATCACAAGGCATAGGAGGTGCAGATATGGCAAAGACTGTAGGGCTTACTTTTGAGGAAAAGCCTAAGAGAAAGGCCGCAGCGGCACCCGCTGAGACATCGACTGCGTCCTCAGAAGAGGAAAAGAAAGGGGAATAGCTATGACAGCGTACACTGATTATAGGTACTACGCGGATGTTTTCGGCGGCACGCTGATTCCAGAGGTTGATTTTGACAGGTCTGTCGCAACGGCAGGCCTGTATATCGACCGGTTCACATTCGGGCGGATTACGGATGAAAACAGGGACGAGATTAAGGGCCTACAGGATTGTGCCTGTGATATGGCCGAGAGCATATATAAAATGCTCTATTCAAATCAGTCCCAAGGGCCGGGCGAAAAGAAATCTGAATCCATAGACGGATATTCTGTATCGTATGTGACAAGCCAAAAGGATGGAGAAGATATAAGGGGCGCCCTGGCAAGAAACCTGTATGCGATAGCGACCCTGTACTTGTCCGGAAGCGGCTTGCTATTTGCGGGGGTGAATGATTGCTGTGATTACCAATGCGGATGTGACTGTATATAGGCGGATATATGACCCGCAAACACGTTATGACAGCTGGGAACGAGAATACGTACCTGCTGTGTGGTGGTTCAAAGACGAGCAGTCCTCGGTAGATGCTGAGGGCATGCACAGAGCAGACAATATCACGATAAGGATTCCCGATATATCGGTACAGGTCAAGAAGGAAGATATAGTTGTCAAGGGAAGGTGCGAGGCCGAAATCGTTACCCCTGAAGACCTTGAGGGATGGGAATACTGCAAGGTCTTATCGGTCAATTACAACGATTTCGGTGATACCCCGCACATCAAGATAGGTGGACAGTAATGGCTGGAAAGAAGAAATTCGTAATTGAAACACCGCGCGGAGCGATATATACCACGAAGACCAAAGACGGAACCATAACCGCAAAACTGGAATGGGCTCCGGGGTTTTCGTCTCGAAAAGCGAAAGATTTCACCAACGCCCAGGAATTTGTCGACTCCGAATGTCTGAGGTATATGAATCCCCTCACCCCGAGGAGGACAGGCGTGCTGATTAAATCCGGCACACTTGGAACGGTAATAGGCAGCGGGCAGATAGAGTATCTCGCGCCATACGCCCGAAGACAGTACTATGAACATAAGACCAAGAAAAAATGGTTCGAGACGATGAAGCAGGGCCATGGCGAGACTATCAGAAAGGGGGCCGCGCGATTTGTCGCAGGAAACAAATAAGCCAATAATCGGTAGCATAAGAGATTTCATACTGACCTGTCCTTTTCTTGAGGACTGGCGCGTCAATATCGATTATCTGAATATCCCGATGTCCTACAGCATAGATCCACTACCTGCTGATCCGATCGTAAGAAAGTATATGGACGGCGGAGCTGTGAAGCAGTTTTTATTTGCATTCACAAGCAAAGAAGCATTTGACGGCGACGCCAGGACAGGGATAGAAAACAGCGGCTTCTATCAAGCCTTTGGGGAATGGATAGAAGAACAGAATAATAAGAGAAATCTGCCAAAACTGGAGAATCCTAAACAGAGACCTGTATCCATAGAAGTCGTACAGTGTGGATATCTGTACGATGCGGAATCTGATATGGGACAGTACCAGATACAGTGCAGATTGGTTTATGAACAGGAGGTTTAAAATGCCAGGAACTGAACAGAGACTTATACAGAGAGCCGACAGAGTGGCGTTTATGGACACGGACACCACCGGCAGTACTCCGGCGTTTACAAGGATGACCGGATTTACTACGATGACCGGATCTAAAGAGCCGAAAGAGTACTCAAGGCAGTATGTCGATGAGAGCACAGAAAGGTCCGACGTTGTCGGCTACGCTCCGGGAGTTGAGTATTCTTTCGATAGACATACCAACAATCCGGTGCATGAAAAGATCGCGGAGATATCGGATAAGGAGAAGGTCGGATCAGATACGCATGTAGACATAGTGACCGTGGATCTCTTTACAGAAGATGATGAGGGCAGGTGTAAGGCGATAAAGAGGACGTATGCCGTTATTCCGGACAGTGACGGAGATGGAACGGATGCCCTGATCTATAGCGGAAACTTCAAGGCAGTATCGCAGATCGAGGAAGGCTATGCGACATCTGACGATGAGTGGCAGACCGCTACGTATACCAAGGGAGATATACCACAGTCGTAAGCAATAGAAAGGAGAGCCTATGAGCCAGGTGATAATAAACGATGTAGAACTTGATATCGATATGGAAGATGCGGATTTCCAGGAAAGGTATGAAGCTGCATTTGAGAAGATGAGCGGGGCGGAGAAGAAACTGCAGAAAGCAGGTAAAGCATCCGAAATAACGAGAGGATACTGCGATATGTTTTATAGCCTCTTCGATGATATCTTTGGAGACGGGACAGGAGAGAAGCTCTTTAAGGGCAAGCGGAGCATATCACTTGTGAACGATACTTACGATCAGTTCATCTCTGTATGCAGTCAGCAGGCAAAAGAAGCGCAGAATCGTATGAAAAAGATGGTGAGCAAGTATGCGCCGAACAAAGGCAGGAGATAGAGATGAATCTGTTTTATGAGGACTTTCCCACGAGCATCAAGGTAAGGGATCGTGAATACGAGATCATTACAGACTTTCGGGAATGGATCCGCTTTTGTGACATGATGAAAAGTGATATAAATATTGAGCTTAAGATGAGCTTTACACTTGATATGTTCAAGGATGATGTGCACTTTTCTGTTGATCTCACGCCTAATGAGGTGTGGGATGGTTTTGTGCGTTTTTTGGGCATGGATTTGCAAGAGGAAAGCGAAAGAATGGAGAGCGGAACAAGGGAAAAGCCTAGTAGACCGCTGTTTTCGTACTCTTTTGACGGGCCTTACATATTGGCTGCTTTTCTGCATGATTACAGCATCGATCTTACAGAGATAGATTACATGCATTGGTGGAAGTTCCGCATGCTGTTTGACGGGCTTTCTGAAAAGAACGAGATAAAACAGCGAATATACTACAGAAGTATTGATCTCGGCAGCATAAAGGATAATGATGAGCGAAAGCGTATTCGGAGGATACAGAATAGTATCAGGTTGCCGCAGGAGATCCTTTCGGACGGAGATATAGCAAATGCATTCGTTTAAAATCAAAAAGCCGCCGCTTGAAAGGAAATGGTACACATGTCCTTACTGCGGCAAGAAATTGGTCATATATGACAACACCGCAAGAAGCAGCGGTGTTTTTATTATGTGCAAAAATTGTAAAAATGAGATAGAGATCAGGATATAGCACTAAGTGAGCCTGTGAGCCGTGCTGATCGAAGGAGGGTGATCGGCATGGCAGCGGACGGCCATCTGAATTTTGATACGAAAATTGATGAAAAAGGATTCAGCAGTGGAGTTTCACGGCTCGGCAGTGTAGCAAAGACGGGCCTTGGTGTTTTGGGAACTGCAGTCGGCGCTGTCACAACCGCCATGGGCGCCGGTATAACCGCCGGCATAAAGTACAACGCTAACATTGAGCAGTATACAACGTCTTTTGAGGTTATGACCGGATCCGCCGAAAAAGCAGCTCAGATAATGGAGGAGCTGCAGAAAATCGGTGCGGAAACACCATTTGAGACGGAAACAATCGCGGAAACTACGCAGCTTCTTATGAATTACGGATTTACTGCCGATGAGGCCATTGAAAAGATGCGTATGCTTGGCGATATATCCCAGGGCTCCGCGGATAAGATGAACCGTATAGCTATGGCGTATGGGCAGATGAGCTCCGCGGGGAAAGTCCAGCTCGAAGATGTCAAACAGATGATAGAGGCCGGGTTTAATCCTCTGCAGGAGATATCCGAGAGCACCGGTGAATCCATGGAAAGCCTGTACGATCGTATCAGTAATGGCACGCTTACGGTCGATGAGATTACCGCATCTATGCAGCGGGCGACTTCTGAGGGCGGGAAGTACTACCAATCTATGGAGCAGCAGGCTCAGACCATAAACGGCTTGATATCGACCCTGAAAGATAACGCGATGCAGCTTCTCGGCGAGGTAGTAGAGCCGATATCCGACAGCATGCGTGAAGAATTGCTTCCTGCTGCAATAGATGCCATAGAGGGGATGCAGAAGGCGTTTAAAGAAGATGGTGTCGACGGCCTTATTGAAGCGGGCAGTAATATACTAGGCTCTTTATTAGCAGGAATAGCAGAGGGAATGCCGCAAGTTCTTGAAACAGCGCTAAAAATAATTGAAGGGATAGTATTAGGAATCCAAGAAAACGCTCCTGCCATGGGGGCTGCAATAGAACCTATAGCGATGTCTCTTATGAGTGGGATTTCTTCTCTGTTACCTACAGTATTTAATTCTGGCGTCAGTCTTATATTGTCGCTTGCACAAGGCGTAGCGCAAACGTTACCGCAACTGATTCCTAAAGCAGTAAGCGCGGTGATGAACTTCGCAAATACAGTGCTTGACAATTTGCCGACGTTAATATCTGCGGGTGTTGACATAATAGTAAGTGTAATACAAGGCATAATGCAGTCATTGCCGGAGCTTGTTGCCAAGGGCCCGCAATTAATCTTGAGCCTTCTCAAAGGGATTTTAGGGGCTTTGGGACAGCTTCTTGTGGCAGGACCCAAGATCTTGGTGGCTGTCGGAAAAGGAATAGTGAATGCTCTTGGCACTATCTGGAGCTATGCGAAACAGATTCCGGGGAAAATCAAGGACGCTATCCTGGATACAAACTGGGGTAGCATGGGCCGCAGTATCATCAGTGGTATCGCGAATGGAATAGCCGGGGCAGCCGGGAGAATTGTGGACGCAGCAAAGAGCGCGGCGAAAAAAGCGCTCAATGCAGCGAAAGACTTCCTGGGCATAAACTCTCCGTCAAGATTGTTCAGAGATGAAGTTGGAAAGTACATGGCCCAGGGTATCGGTGTGGGTTTTGAAAGGTACATGCCGACAGACGACATGGTAAAGGACCTCGACCGCAGCGTAAGCAAGATAAATGCGAGTGTGCATCCTACATTTCCAGAGCCGGCGTACAGAGGCGGCGGAAGCGTTGACCAAAGTAAACAGGTGACGGTAAATCAGACAGTGAATATAAATCAGCCGGTCGAGACACCGGCGGAGACAGCAAGGGCTATAAAAAAGACTGCCACGTATGGCCTTGCCGGGACATGAGGTGAGTGATGGATACAACGGTAAAAGTTGTCGCCACCAGGAGCGACGGAGAAATATTTTCATACAGTAATTCGGACTGGGGAGTCACGGAACTTTCAGGCATAGACTTTCCCCCGATTGAGATATTTACGGAAGATAGGGGGTCCGGTAACGGTTCAATAATTACCGGTAAGCGCAAAGGGTCGCGAGAAATTGAGATTGTTGCGGAGAATAAAAACACACTGAACAACGACATCGACAGACTCGCAGCCCTGCCTTTCCACAACTCCAATTATACGTATGATATCGAATTTACCTATATGGGACAGACGAAAATAGCGAAGGATTGTGAGCTGCAGGATGCGTCCTGCCCTGCGAAAAATGTGCATGAACCGCTTGAACTTACCGTAGGTTTTCTCGCACCAGAAGCGGACCTGTTTGCAGACAGTGACACCCAGACCCACTTTGTTGGCATAACGCCGCTTTGGCATGTGACAAGAGCCTATACTCCCGGAGGCGGCACGCTGGCTTATGGGGTGATACAGAGGTCGATCGTAAAGCTTGTTAGGTACCTTGGCTCAGAGCCGGCACCGATAGTGGCCGCATTGACAGCGGAAGGAGTGGTCGACGGTGTAATCGTTCGGGTAAACAGCACGGAGGTGACCATAGATATCGACCTTGTGAGTGGAGATACCCTAATAGTGGATGCGGCAAATAAGACGGTCACGCTCAACGGCGAGCGAGTATCCGAAAGCTTGTACAACTATGTAGATGTGCCTGCGCTCATGCTGCAGTATGGCGATAACGAGGTGCAGATATCGGCCGTCGATGAGGACAATCTCGCCTTTGATGCAAGGCTCACGTATACAGGAAGGTACGGTGGTCTGTGATGGTTTTAGGATTTGATAAGTATGGTAACGCTCTCGGGGTGATAGACTTCATTGAGCTTCAATGGAATCGGAAATACCTTGAGTGCGGGTCATTCGTGATATATTTGGCGGCATCTGATTATGATACGGATATAAAATATGTGCAGTACAGCGATAGGCCGGAGATGGGAATCGTGCAGAAGATAGAGTATGAGGAAAAAGTCGGTGGCAGGTTTGTTACGCTTTCAGGGTTCTTTGTAGACAAAGTCCTTGACGGCGGGGCCTGCCATTTTGCATTTAATTTCGAGGGCGGCGTCTCGCCTGTACAGATGATTAAAGAATATATGCAAGCTGCTCTCAATCTTGACTCCTTGGGGAACATCAATACCGGCGTGACGGACACCGGAAAGCGAGTCATAAACAAATTGACGATAGACGGTGAAAGTGAATATCCGGCGTCTGCCGATAATACTGTGGAGGCCGGGGAGCCGCTGGGACAGGCGTTATATGGCATCATGTCCGGAGACGATAGAAGCTATACATGCGAGCCCGTTTTCTATGAAGATGAGACAAGACCGCTTTTGGGCTTGAATATCAGGTTCTGGAAAGGACAGGATCTGCGGGACAGCGTAAGATTTTCCGATTCATTGAACAATATCAGCAGCATCAAATATACCTACGATGAAAGCGGAGAATATGTGAGGTATCAGATTCTTCAAGAGCTGCCGGAGGATACCGATGCGAATCAGTGGCAAGGTAATTATGGCGTAGTGACCAGCACGATCGTGGATGGCAAACTGAAATATTATCTCCAGGCGTACTACGAGAACGAGGCGAATCGCCCGAAAGACATGGGGATGAGTATGCCGGAGAAGGTATATTACAGCCAGATAGACGGGGTGGAGCTCCTGCCGGCCAACGAGCATGAAATCGTGCTGAAAATGCAGGAGGCGGCTCGGCTTGACATGCTCAACAACTACAAAGTAGAGAGCATAGAGGTTGACGCATTGCAGCATAGATTCATCTACCGGCAAGACTATGATCTGGGTGACGTGTGTACTGTTTCCATCGATGATATCAGGCAGATATATACGGCACGGATCATTGAGATAGATGAGGTTTACGCCAGCAACAAGCTGGATGTAACGGTCATCATGGGGACGCCGCAGAAACAGAAATGGAGGGCGATGTAATGGCAGAGATAAGTTATCCGTTCGAATCGCAGAATACGGGAACAGACGAAGCGCCGGTATATGACCGGGCGATAACGGCGGAAAATGAACGGGAGTTCAACAAACTGAGATACGTGAACGGGGTGTTCCAAAGTCCGGCCAATGCGCTGCAGGTCACTGCGGCGGGAGGGATGAAGACTTCCGTGGCGCCGGGTGGCGCGCACCTCGAAGGCACGATGTATTATCTGGACGCGGCGATGCAGTTTACTCATGCCGCTGCGGACGCATCGTATGACCGTATAGACAGGATCGTACTGCGATTCGATACGGCCATGGACGTGCGGGGAACGCACTTGTATAAGCTGCAGGGGACTCCGGGGTCAAGTCCGCAGCCGCCGGCGATAACACAGCAGGCGAACTACTACGAGATAGTGATAGCAGATATAAGGGTAAAGAAAGGCGCAACAGAGATAACGAACGCGGATATTACCGATCAGCGCTTAAACAGCGACCTTTGTGGGCTGGTCGTTCCGGCGATACCGCTTCCTCTTGACCTTACGGATATCTATAACCAGTATCAGGCAAGCCTTAACCAGTATATGCAATTTGTAGAGGAGGCGCTGGACGAAACCCTTGCAGGGAACCTGCAGAATCAAATAAATGCTATTGGCAGCCCTATATCTGATGGCGAGATAGATGCACTGTTTTAGGGAGGTGGTAACGTGAGACGAGGGACAACGCCCACGATAAAGCTCACCGTGTCGGGCATTTCCGACATAGAGATCGATAAGATATTCCTGACGATAAAGCAGCGGTCGGTAGTCGTCGAAAAGGAAAAAAGCGATATAACGATCGATGATGACATTCTGCAGGTGACGCTGTCCCAGGAAGAAACGTTACAATTTTCCGACGGGATAGCAGCTGAGATGCAGTTGCGAGTGTTATCCATAAACGGCACGGCATACGCGTCCCAGATACTGGAGGTATCAATAGGACAGATATTGAAGGACGGTGTCATTAAATGATAAAGCTGGACATAGAAGACGTAACGGTGACCGCGGATCTTGCGGTACAGGGAGTCATCGAAGGTGAGATGTCCGCATCTGATGACGATGAGATCTATATAGAACAGGTCGGCGGGACAAGAGATTATGAAAAATTGGAGAATCTGCCAAAGCTTGACGGGCAGACGATAATAGGAAATATGCAGGAAAAAGACCCCACAGTGCAGGCGATAAGCCTCGAGGAGCTGGCGGGGTTATTTAATTGAAAGGAGAGAAGACATGGCTGAGTATTTAGACAAGGCGGGGGCGACGTATCTGGTCGGGAAGCTGCGAGGCGAGGTCGCGAATAAGGTGGATAAAGAAGAAGGCAAAGGGTTGTCCACTAACGACTATACCAACGAAGAAAAACAGAAATTGGCCGGGCTAACAAATTATTCTCTGCCGGTCGCGTCATCTGGAGCGATAGGCGGCGTAAAGTCAGGCGGTGACATTACGGTCGACAGTGACGGGATCGTGACGGTAGGCGGCCTGGCGGGGAAAGCGCCGCTGGATTCGCCGGCGTTTACGGGCACCCCAACGGCGCCTACAGCACCGGAAGGGACAAATACTACGCAAGTCGCCACTACAGCATTCGTAGCGACGGCAGTAACCAACGCGGTAGAGGATATAACCGGGTTTGAGTTCGTAGTAGTAGAATCGCTGCCGGGAACCGGAGAAGCGGGAAAGATATACCTGGTGAACAACAGCGGCGGCGGCCAGAACACATATGACGAATTTATCTGGGTGAATAACGCCTGGGAAAAAATCGGGACGACAGCGGTGGATCTGTCCGGATACTGGTCTAAAGCGGAACTGGTGGCGATTACAACGACCGAGATAGGCGCGATGTTTGCGTAAGGAGGTAAGATGGCATATTTAGATTATGAGGGACTACAGCGATTTTGGGAAAAGATCAAAGCGCGGCCTACGCCTGTGAATGAAGGCGGGACCGGCGCCAGTAACGCAGCAAACGCACGAACAAATTTAGGACTAGGTAATATAGCCACACAAAACAATATAGATATAAATTCAAATTATTTAACAGGTATATTAGCAACAAACAAGGGCGGCACAGGAGCAACAACAGGGTCTGATGCACTAAATAATTGGGGCGTAAATGATTGGATAGTTGACGAAGGGACGACAAACGGATGGATATGGCGAAAATGGAACAGCGGCCGGGCCGAAGCGTTCAAACAGACAACATCATCAAATTTCGGAAGCTCCGGGACGATAAACGGATTCCACTACCGAAATTACGCCCAGGCATTACCTGCCGGAGTTTTCACATCTGTTGATTATGCGTCTGTGGATTGCGACTGGGGCACAGGGATATCGTGGGGCAGTGTAAAAGAATTGTCGTTAAGTGGGTTGGAAGCACAATATATATCTAACCAAGACGGCGGTGCCGGCACATTCTGGCATGAAGTGAGAGGACGGTGGAAGTGATGATACCTACAGAGCTATTAGAAAAATATGAAATGCAGACGCTGGAAGATTTTAAGGCAAGTTTTGCGGACGATGTGCCAACAGAAATAAATTTCTACAAGACATTTTTAATACAGACGAATGATGTAATAAACAAATTGACAGAGGGAGCTATACGCACAGAAGATTGTTCCGATGAGCTAATCTATCGTGATTTTGCACGGCAGCGAATAGCGGAGCTGGAAGAAAAACCATACACACCAAAAGAAGGCAAAACAATCGAAGAACGAGTAACAAATGTCGAAAATAGCGGCACAGATGCCGTAGTAAATGCCCTACTGGGCATAACGGCGACAGATGAGGAGGTGAGTGGCGATGAATAGAATGCAGGCAGCAGAGCAATTAAGGAAAGCAATCCAGATGTTCGCCAAAACGCTGACGGACGAGCAGGCCATGGAAATAGCAACAGTATATCCCGCCTATGCTGTTGGCGTAGCGTATGCCGTAGACGACCTGATAACATACGGAGAAAATAACGTGGGTGATCCGCAACTGTATAGAATCGTACAGGCACATACCAGCCAGGCAGATTGGACGCCGGACGCTACACCTGCGCTGTACACCCCTATAGGGCTGGACGATGCGGGATATCCGATATGGTCGCAGCCTACAGGTGCGCATGACGCATATAACACTGGCGATATCGTAAACTACAACGGCACGCTATACATATCCACTATAGACGGTAATGTATGGGCACCGGATGCATACCCGGCAGGCTGGGAAGAGGTAACACTGTGAAAAAATACATAATAGCAATATGCGTCGTACTGGCTGGGATAATAGCCTGCACGACGTATTTTGTATTGTCTGCTGTGCCGAAAAACCCAAAGCCGGTAGACTATACGATTTACGTCTACACAGATGGGTCGGCGCAGATAAAGTTGGATTCTATAAACCAGGTCATTCAGACGCACGAGGATTATACCGTAGGAAACATGGAACTGAAGGCGGGGACCATAATCCTGCCTGGGAATGGGAACGAGATATACTACGAATATCCCCGCCACGATCACGTATTGAATGGAGATGAATAATATGAAAATAAAATGGAAGTTGAGATTACAAAACAAAGCGACGCTGATTGCCCTGGTAACGGCGCTCATCGCGTTTGTATATCAGGCCCTGGGGCTCGTCGGCATCGTGCCGGCTATAAGCGAGTCCCAGATTGTAGAATGTGCCGGCATGCTGATAAACATTCTGGCAATGCTGGGTATCGTCACTGACCCGACGACAGCAGGCGTATCTGATAGCGAACAGGCCCTTACTTATGATAGACCAAAGGAGGAGAATGGAAATGGTTAAAGTATATTTAGACCCGGGCCACGGTGGAAGCGATCCGGGCGCGGTAAAATATGTTACGGAACGTGATGTAAACCTGGTAATGGCACTGGCGTGTAGGGACTATTTGCAAGCCAACGGGGTGTCTGTAAAAATGTCCAGGATCAGCAACAGTACGAATACCAGTATAAACAATATGGCCAAGGAAGCCAATAATTGGGGTGCAGATTATGTTGTATCTATTCATAATAATGCTGGTGGCGGTGATGGTTTTGAAGTATATCACACGATAGGTGGAGGTCGTGGAAAAACCCTGGCCACCAACATCGAGGCCGAAGTGAAGAAGATAGGCCAGAATAGCCGTGGATTGAAGACAAAAAAGAACAGCAGCGGTACCGACTATTTTGGAATGATTCGTTTACCAAAAGCGCCGGCTGTAATATGCGAGGGGTTCTTCGTGGATAATGCTACTGACGTAAAGATAGCCGACACAGCCGCAGAACAGAAAGCCTTTGGATACGCGTATGCCCGGGGCATCCTGAAAACGGCAGGAATAGCAGATAAAGGCATGTACGGAGGCACCTCTGGCTCTGGAACATCCGGAAGCTACCTTGTAAAGGTAACGATTAAAGACCTGTATATACGAAAGGGTCCTGGAAAGAATTATGCAAACAAGGGATTCATAAAGCCCGGCGTCTATACCATCGTAGAAACCCAGGGCAACTGGGGCAGGCTGAAGTCTGGCGCCGGCTGGATCTGTCTGGATTACGCAAAGAAAATATAGGGGTAAGAAATGGATTGGGAACAACTATTAGCTATAGGCGGCGGCATTGTCCTTGCGGGTAATGTCGCCGCTCTTTTATGGAAAATAATCTCGCCGGGGATCAGAGTAAAAAATACGGCGAACAAAAACAGCGAAGCGATAGCCCGCTTGCAGCGACACGAACAGAATGACTTCGAAGCCCTGCATGAAATTCGGCAAATCGAGCGGGAACAGTGCCGGGTGATGCTGGTTATGTTAAACCATATGATCGACGGAAACGGTATCGAGCGCATGAAGAACACTCGTGCAGAGTTGGAACGGCTCATAATAGACATAGAAGACTAAAGGAAAAACCTGCCGAATAATCGACAGGCACACACGTAAGAGGGCGGGCTTGCCACCGCTCTTTTTTTATTATACAGAATTGTTTTTTCGATTGCAATAACAGTAAAAATCAAATTGACAACAAAATGACAACAAACGGAAATGAAAAGCCCTGCAACCGTTGGAATTACAGGGCTTCGCTGGCGGAGGACACGGGACTCGAATCGGTTCTGAGGGTATTTCGGCGATTTTCAAAATCATTCAAATCGTTTAAATTTCAATGCTTTGAGCGTTCAACGCGTTTCGCAACATTTCGGCATATTTCGCCAAAATGACAACAATGATGACAACAACTAGCGAGCTTTTAGGAAGTTCGATGACAGATCTTCCGCTATTTTTTTGTCGGCGTTTTCAAATAAGTGCGTGTAAATATTTAGCGTGGTCGATAGCTGAGAGTGGCCCAGCCTGGAGCTGACCTGCATTTTATCCGTACCAAGATATACGAGCATTGAGGCGTGTGTGTGCCTTAGAGAATGCAGGCCAGCGTGTGGGAGACCGTTCTTCTCCAGGAAGCGAGTGAACCATCGTTGCAGTACTTGGGGATAAAGAGGACTCCCGTGATCGTTACGCAGCAGCGCAGGGGAGTCATGGTACTGGTTCTGAAGCTGCAGTTTCTGCTCTTTTTGCTGTGCAATCAGGCACCGGATCTCTGCCATAACCTCCGGAGGCAGGGCGACCGTCCTTATGGATTTATCCGTCTTGGGCGTGTCTTCATAGATGCCCTCTTTTGGCTTTATCATTCTGGTGCGCCGGATCGATATCTCGCATCGTTCAAAATCGACATCTTCTCTGTTCAATCCCATTATTTCGCCTTTCCTGAGGCCGCCAAACAGTCCGAGGTAAATTGCTACCTTGTAGCGCAGTTCGTCGCTCTGTAAGGCGCTCAGAGCTTCTAGGAGGGCGGTTACTTCATCTATGGAAAAGTAGGTGGCCTCCTTATGATCCTTTTTCGGCATACGGATATTTTTACAGGGAGTGTCCTCGATGATCCCCATATCGACCGCAAAATCAAACATGCCCCGGAGTGCGGAGTAGTAGTTGCGTACAGTCTTGGGGGAAAGTTGTCTTATAACTTTTTCGCCCTTACTGTTCGTGCGCTCCTGCGGATCGGAAACGTAATTTACCCATTTTTGCACATCGAGGCGCTGTACTTTAGAAACCTTCTTATTTCCAAGTAGTGGCTTTATCCACATCTTTATGGCGGGATCTATGCCACGCCGGGCGCTGACCTTTAAGTGCCGCAGTACGTACTCTTCATACCACTGGTTAGCAAGCTCTGATACCGTTATAGGTGTAGATCTGTTGACCCGGCCGTTCACACAATCTGCATAAAACAGGGCGAGTTCCCTGTCTGCGGCTACTTCACTTTTACAATGTACTGTTTTGGTATATCTTATGGGCTTTCCCCTAAAATCAGTGCCGGATCTGACGTGCAGGGTCCAGCTGCCTGTTCCTCGTTTTTGTTTTGTTCCTGGCATTGTATCATCTCCCTTTGTTAAAATTTTTGGTTAAATTTTTAGTAACAGTTTGCAGAAATTTTGCTAATTAAAATTATTTTAGTTTATAAATGGGTACAAAAATACCCGGGGTTGCAAATTCCGGGCTGAGATGATACAATCGTTTTGCGGAACGGGGTTGTATCATACAGCCCTTATACATCAGCTCCCAGGGATGGGGGCTTTTGTTTTATCTTTACTACGATATTCCCAGCTTCTCCTTTAGTGCGTCCTGGAGCACCAGCGAGAAATTCACATTGCTTTCTTGGGCTGCTTCATTGAGCCACTCAGGAATGGTGAGGGTCTTTTTCACAGCCTTATTGTTGAATCGCTTTCTGTACTCCATAGTATCACATGGGATATAATTTACAAATTCGCCATCGGACAAATCAAATCCATCGGCTTTGGACGGCGCCGGTATGACCTTTCCTTCTGATTCATATCCATAAAGAACCAGTGCAAGGACATCTTCTGCCATCATGAGAGCGTCAGGCATGTCATCTCCGCAAGTATAGCAGCCTTCAAGGTCAGGAAAATTTACGGAGAACCCGCCATCTGTTTCTGGTGTAAATACTGCAGGATATGCGTATCTCATATTAAATCTCCTTTCTATTGAGGAAGGGCAGGGGGGGTTATTCAAGCCCTGCGTCCTTCATAATACTCTTTGCTGTGCCGATCTTGACCTCGGTCTTGTGCCGGGGCACGGGGAACTGCTTTCCGGTTATCGGGCTATACCATATGTCATGCCTGGTACCATGGCGGACGAGGTAACAATCAGCTTTTTTCAGTTTTTTTAGCAGTTCACTGGTTTTCATTGCTATCTCCTTTCCATGGCTTAATTATAGCACGTGTTAACACGTGTGTCAATATAAAAACGTATAAATACGTATTATTTTTTTAAGTATACCGCTTGCAGGAAATTTTAATATAATCCAACTGTATTTGTTGCCTCAAAAAAAACACTAATATATAATATAGACGGGAGGTGAAAGGCATGAAAGGCAATGTATATAAAATATTTCAATATTTTGTGTCCTTTATGGCTCTCCTCTGTTTTCTCGTTGTAAGTAGTAATTTTTTGTTTGATGAAAACGCGGTGTTACAATCAGTTGCAGCGATTGTAGACGTGTTTATTGCTGTAATTATTGTTGTGTTTTTTGTCCATCCAAATTGCTGATTTTAGTGGTAGTAATATTTTCTTCAATAGTTTTATTTGTATCTATTTCCAATTTACGAGCACATTGATGGCATTCGCTTGCAATCTCATAAGTTTTGCTGGATAATAATTCAGTTTCTGCTTTAATTTTATCAGCTATAGCATTTTCTTTGTTTGCTTTTGCATGTAGTAAGGCGGTTTCGGCTTCTATTCTTTCGATTTCAGCATTTTGTTCTGATTTACTTTTCTTGTTTGATAAATAGCCATGTATCATGGGAATGATGCCTTTAACGGTAAAGGGCCCAAAGCTTATATCAGATGAAATGAAGAAAGCCCACCAAAAATATTTTGCAACTTCACCGATGTTTGATATATTGTCACCGATAGATAGGATTATGTCGCCAGGGGAGTTTAAGTTGGTTTTTATGGAAGTTTCTTTCTTTATTATTATTTCAGAAAGTCTATCAACGTTATATATAAAACCAGATAAATCTCTACTTTTTATTTGTTGCTGCTGTTTTACTCTAAATACACCATTGTAATTTCCGTTCCAACTATAGAAATCAAATATGGAGGATAATATATAATCACTATAATCGTTTGCTTTACTTAGACCATGTGAAGAAGCGAAGAGTCTCCCTAAGTGCGGATTAAGTTCTTCGGTCTTTTTGCTTTTTAGCCATTTGACTTCCCATCTTTTTTTATATGGGCAGTCGGCAGGTTCGCCCACAGGTGGCAAGTCGTCTAAAAAAGTTTTTTCCTTTTCATAATCACAAGTGGCTTCTTCATAATAATTAATTAGCATGCCAAACATTACTGGTTTATCATCAAGACCAGGTATAATAACGAAATCGCCTGGGTGCATTTCATACATAAATGTGCGACTTTGATTAAGAGGGTATCCAGGGCGTTTGTTGTCTTTGTAATAAGTCCCGATGTTATTTTTTAGGTCAGTTTCTTGATCTTCATTCAATTCATCTGTAAGACTATTACGATCGATAATATTCCAGCCCAATGCAACGAAATTCTTTATGCAGAAATCGTTATATAATCTACCACCCTTTGTACGAACTAACCAAAAATTTGTATCATCAGGTATTTGTGTTGGTTTAAAATCATCAATGAAGCGAGTAATATATTCAAATAATTCATCGGTTTTTGTGTTGTACATATTAAATCCTCTTACTTAATAATCAATTTTCATATATCCGGAATCCCGTAATACCGCTTGCAGGAAACTATCAACCTACAATCTCAATACCCCTTTTTTCGTTTAAATGGCTTTACATTATTTGTTATTCTTAATAACCAACAGCGGATGCACCATATTCAGCTTGTTCCTGCGTAAAGCCTTCATATACCAACTGCTCTATTAACCCGTCGCGCGAAAAAGACATAATATCCAAATAATCCTCTGCGGATAACGCAGCTTGTTCATTCCAATCTGCACCACAATTGTCAGCGGCATAAGTAGCGTCCTCTGTTGAGTATCCTTCATATTCAAGCTGTTCTATTAGCCCTGAATATGAGAACGGCATAGTGGAAAGGTAAGACTCTGCGGAGCCGAGAGCATTTCTTTGTCCGGTCGTGAGGGCTTCCGTTGCTTCTGTTGCCTCTGTCGCTTCTTCTGTTTGCTCGGTTTGCGCTGTTTTTGTATCGGCAGGATCATCACCGCCGCTCCCGGCGGCACCACCTACGCCGATGACTACCACGGCCACTATTAGCCAAAACCACCAACGCTTATAAAATTTCTTTTTAGGTTTCTCATTAAATTCACTCATAGTACTTCTCCTTTCATGTGTTTGCCCTATCCCCTTATTAGACTATATCGCTCTGGAACGCCATCGTTGCGTTATAAATTATATGTCTAAAATCCCATAATGCCTTAAAGCATCCTTTAGAAATGCTTCGTCTACTTCTAAGTATTCTGCCATGTCCCATATATCAGTGTGTCCATCCTGAGCGGCGAATAATATATTTTCGACTGGCAGTATTTCCTCGTATGCCCACTTGCGGGCAGCTCGCTCCTGCCGGCGGTTATTCGTATTGGTCTGATCCAATATATCTCCAACGCTGGTCTCGTAATGCCCGATTTCTTCCGCCAGCGTGCAATATCTGCGGCATTCCGGCATGTTGCTGTTTATCCAGACGCAGCCATCAGCATATAGACCGTCGTTTTTCATGGGACGTTCTTCGATATGGAGATTGTCGTATCTTGCCATGAGCTTTTCGTACTTTGTCACGGTTAACACCTCCCTGATCGAATTATATCAGATTCACTGTCCTAAAATCTGGACATTACTTGTTGCGTTTTGAAAGCACGAACTTCTTAAACTCCTCTATCTCATCTAATTCTTCCTGCGTCCATTCCTCACCTTCATGATGGGCGGCGATAGTTGTGATTTTATTACTCCTACCCATTAAATAGTCCATGTCCACATTAAAGAAATCAGCTATTGCCTCTAACGTTTCAAAATCAGGCTCACGCTCACCATTTTCATACATACCAACGGCACTGCGTGAAACGCCAAGTCTATTAGCAAGCTCCTGTTGCGTGTATCCGTTATTGATTCTTAAATTTTTAAAAACCGTTGAAAACTTTGACATTGCTATCCCTCCATATGTGGTGCACGCAAATAATAACACGATTCGTGGAAAAAGTAAAGAAAAAGTCCACAAAATGTGTTGACACGATTTGTGGCGAATGATATAATCATGATGTGAAAGGAGGTGCAGAACAATGGACAAGAGCGTAATATCCGAAAGACTTGTAAAACTTCGAGGCGCCAAAAGCCAGGAGGAAGTAGCAAGAGCAACAGGTATAAGCCCATCGGCATTGTCAATGTATGAAAATGGCGAAAGAGTGCCGCGTGATGAAATTAAAATAAGACTTGCAGAATATTACGGTACGTCAGTAGAAGAAATTTTTTTTGCTCGTCAATGACACAAAACGTGGCAGAAGCCGTCGCATGACAAGGAGGTGAGAAAAGGAATGGAATGTTTGAAAGAGAGAGGAAA